TCTGTTTAAAGCCGGATGGTTGATGAGACTGCCCCGTTTCCGATGAAAAAGGGACAACAAATTGAATAAAAAGGGTTAGCAGAAAAAAGCCTAAAAAACTATATAAGACTGTATCTACTGTATTAGCATATCGTTTAAGGATAGGAAAGGGATGTGTGATAAAAATAGCAAAGAAGATCAAGTAACAAAAGAAAAATTGTAATAACATAGATTGGAAAGGATATGGGTTCAAAAATCTAAAAATAGGTAAGAGCAATAATTCAATATAATGATATACATCTTTGATACCATTTATTACTAATTGAATAAAATTTGTTGCTCCATTGAATTTAATATACAGGAGGCATGGAAAGAGAATAAAAAAAACTATAAAATATATTGCTGTAAGGGTTGTACTAAAAGGATCAAAGCCTGTCCAGTCGACCATATTAATCTCTCTATAGATTATTATTTCATATTTTCAATCATCGTTTTTTTTCCGTGACAATTACAGCAAAGGGCTTCTAAATTATCAATATGATTTGTTCCACCATCCGCCAAACGGATTATATGATCAACCTGAAAACTAGCTGCAAGTTGACTGCCGCAATGTGCGCATTTCCAATTCTGGTTCGATGCTACGTATTTTTTCTTCGTTTCACTGACGGAGCGGGAGTTAGCAGTAAGTCCGGAGCGCATCATACGTTTGGTTTGTGGTGCTACAATACCTTCCGACATTTTTTGTTGCGCAGAAGTAAAGTCAAATAAAGGTGCAACCATATCCGCTGTGTTCTTATCTATGGGCATATAACGAATAATATCATTTGCGTGCCCAAGCAGTGTTTTGGATTGTTTGGGATTTTTTTTTATAAATAAATAAATGGAAATGCCAATAAACCCAAACATTGCCATCTTAAAATACTTTTGCCCTAACATTAACATTTTTGTATACTTACCATCATAATAAGTATTCAAGATTAAAAATCCTGTAATACCAAAAATTAATAATTCTAATTTCATATACCTATATATCATATTTATTTTTTCCAACAGTAGCATACCAATAATATTAAGATCACAATCACAGCAATTTCAATATATCTTTTGTTCAATAGTTTTTTTTCTTTATCACAAATATCCTTGGGAAGATACTGTTTGTGATACCATTCTAAAAAATCATAAAATGGTATATCAGGCTTACCTAAAGATACATTAATCTTATTATGGATAAAATGTATCCATTTAATAAAAGACATTCGGGAACTTAAATAGGGTTCAACAGGATATTCGTCTAATAATTTTGCAAAATGATTGCCCACATCAGAATTTGGCAAGAAAATCGGTAAATTGGTAATAAATTCATAATATTTTTTTTTTGTTACTGTGTTTGGATGAATAGGATATGTCATTGACATAGTATGCAATGTAAACCAAAAATGAGGACCCCAAACTTCTGGATTCATTATATAGCAAAGCATATAAAAACTATTTCATTTTTACATAAATATGGCAAAATACAGTTTTTGCAATAATTGTGGAAAACAAGGACATTTATATCATCAGTGTAAAAGACCCATTACAAGCATAGGTCTAATAGTATTTAGAATGCATAACAATAAAAGAGAATATCTAATGATATGCAGAAAAAATAGCTTGGGATTTGTTGATTTTATGAGAGGAAAATATAAAATATATTCACCCCTACATATCAGCAATCTTATTAATGAAATGACAAACGAGGAAAAAAAAAATATTATCGAAAAAGATTTCAAAGCATTATGGCAAGGATTATGGGGCGAATTTATTGGAATGCAATATAGAGGCGAAGAAAGTATATCCAAAGATAAGTTCCATGCAATAACCAAAGGGCACGAACTCAAAAATGGAGAACAATATAATCTCAAAATGCTTGTACAAAAAAGTAATACGCGGTGGAGTTCGCCAGAATGGGAATTTCCCAAAGGGCGACGCAATTATCAAGAAAATGATCTGAATTGCGCCCTCAGAGAGTTTGAGGAAGAAACGGGATATAGTAAACACGATATAAGCATAATACAAAATATAATCCCATTTGAAGAAATATACACGGGCTCCAACTTTAAATCCTATAAATCTAAATATTTTATAGGTATGCTTAATGAAGATGTGAAGCCAATAAACGATTTTCAAAAAAGTGAAGTAAGTCAAATAAATTGGCTAAGTTTAGAAAAATGCCTATCATTTATAAGACCTTATCATTTAGAAAAGAAGGACCTTATTAATAAAATAAATAATACATTAGATAAATATAGATTAATCTTATAGTATATTAATATGAACGAAAATGATACTATTAAAAAAAATTATGATTTTTTATATCCATTGGTAGGTGCTCCTGATTTTAATATTAAAATAAGCGAACAACGACAATTCTGGGATACACGCTATCCTCAAGAAGACATCCATAATGTGCGGAAATATGGAAATTTCCTTTGTCACGAAAAAGAATTTGAATTAATGCCTCACCAATTGTTTGTGCGCAATTTTCTTTCTTCACAAACTCCCTATAATAGTTTGCTACTTTATCACGGACTCGGGACAGGCAAAACGTGTTCCGCCATTTCAGTATGCGAAACACAAAGAGAATATCAAAAACAAACCAATAATATGAAAAAAATATGGGTTGTAGCTTCGCCAAATGTAAAAGAAAATTTTAAAACACAACTCTTCGATCACAGAAAACTTAAAAAAATAAATGGGTTATGGAATTTACAAGCGTGCACAGGAAATTCCTATTTAAAGGAAATCAATCCCATGAATATGAAACATTTATCGCGAGATCTTGTTATTCGCGAAGTAAATAAAATCATTAGATCTTCATACCAATTTATAGGTTATACTGAATTCTCCAATTTAATTGAGCGAATATTAAAGCTTGTCAAGGACGAAGATAAACAAGAAAAGTTAATACAAAAAAGATTTTCGGATTCATTAATTGTCATTGATGAAGTGCACAATATACGTCACTCGGCGGATAATCCACAAAAAAAGGTGGCTATTAACTTGTTAAAAGTCGTAAAAAATACAATCAACCTAAAACTCCTCTTTCTCTCTGCCACACCAATGTATAATAATCGCGAAGAAATAGTATGGTTGTTAAATATTATGAATGTTAATGATAAAAGACCTCCTGTGCAAATGTCCGATATTTTCAAAAAAAACGGGGAGGTTCAAACAGAAACACTAATTTCTAAAGCCATCGGATATGTATCCTACTTGCGAGGTCAAAATCCCTATACATTTCCTTACCGAATATGGCCAAAAACTTTCAAAAAAAATCATTCTTTACGAGCAATAGAAGAAAAAGCAGCAAAAAATAACCGCGGTAGGTTCTATCCTGTTCAACAGATAAATAATATTGATATACTTGACCCTATACAACATCTGGATTTATATATAGTGCAACTGGACCCTTATCAAGATGTAGGCTATAATGCTGTCGTCGATAAAATAAAAGAAAAACTTCCCACTAAACTATCCGTCAAAGCAGGTCTTGGATATGAAGCTATAGGAACTGCCATCCAATCATTAAATATGATATATCCTTACGATCTACCAATCAAAGATGAAACAAACTTGTACGGGAAGAAAGGATTACAGCGAATAATGAAATATAACAAAAAAAAACAAAATTTTAATTATAGAAGTAGTACATTGAAAAAATACGGACGCATATTTTCACAGGATCAAATATACAAATATAGTGCAAAAATTGCCAGTTTTACCAATACAATTAAAAAATCAAAAGGGATAATTTTAATCTACTCACAATACCTTGATGCTGGGTGCATTCCCGTAGCCCTCGCGTTGGAAGAAATAGGCATCACACGGTTTGGACGCCCTTCACTCTTCGGAACCCCTCCACACCCCCCAGTATCTTTCGACACCCTTGAACCCCAAGAAACGACCAAACCATTTAAAGCTGCCAAATATGCAATGATTACCGGAGATATTAATTTATCCCCTAATAAAAATAAAATCGAAATGAAAGCCATCACAGATGCAGAAAATATTAATGGGGAAATAGTAAAAATTGTGATAATTACAAAAGCAGGCGCAGAAGGACTCGATTTTAAAAATATACGACAAGTACATATTTTGGAGCCTTGGTATAACCTTAATAGAACAGAACAAGTAATTGGAAGAGCCGTTCGCAACTGCAGTCACAAAAATTTACCATATGTTGATCGTAATGTTGAACTATACCTATATGGAACAAGACTCAATAAAAAAAAAGGTGAAGAAGCCGCCGACTTATACATGTATCGCAAAGCAGAAATAAAAGCGGTCGGTATAGGACAGATAAGTAGAATTCTTAAAAAAAATGCCGTTGACTGCATACTCAACGCACCATATAATAATCTTTCAATTGATAAGCAAGTCAATCAAATATTTGCATCCAAAAAATCACGTATACCCTTTAATATTAAAAATAAACCTTACTCATCTCTTTGCGATTATATGGAAAAATGTGCATACAAATGTACCCCCTTTAAGAAAATAACAGTAACTGATATTAATGATGATACTTATAACGAAACATTTATAGTAATGAATATAGATAAGATAATACGTCGTATCTCTAATCTTATGAAAGAGCAATATGTATATTCAAAAACAGATTTAGTGAATCGTATCCGCGCCAACAAACCATATCCCCTAATGCAAATTAATTCTGCATTATCACAATTAATTAATGATCAAAATCAATATGTTACAGATATGTTTGGAAGATTAGGACATTTGGTAAACATAGGCGATTATTATATGTTTCAACCACTCAATATTGATGATGAAAAAATCTCGTATTACGAAAGAAGTCGCCCCCTCGCATACAAAAGAGATAAACTCATTTTAAAAAATGTTCAAGAAAGAAGGACTGTGCCAGCTATGGATATTATTAATATCCTCAAAAAATTATATAGTTGTGCTACCAGTGACGAACGCTGCGATGATAATTGGGCGTCAGGGCTTCACTCCGTTCTACAGATTCTTAATGCGCCACCATTTAACATCGAACAAAATGTTTTATTAAATTTCATATGTGAACATCTTTTCGATAGTCTCGGCTACGAACATAAATTAGTCATTTTAAATGAACTATGGGCTTTAGAACCTCTTGATAGATTCTATCGGAGAATGAAAAAAGCTATCAATGAAAACTTTATAATCAAAACTCCCAAAGGTCACATCGTCCCATTTATTAAATATAATGCAGAGGCAAAAAGAATGGACAAATCCTTCTTTATTCTTAAAAAAAATGTGTGGAGTGAAATTACCAGAGATGATTTAGTTAAAGGGGGATTTATTACTGAAATCAAAAGAATATATGATGCCCCACATCTAAACACAATATTTGGATTTATGGGCGTCGATAAATCTAAAAATATTAAATTCAAAATAATAAACCGTGAACAAGGATCAAGACATATCATGAAGGGATTTCAATGTTCAACACAACAAAAGACCAAAACAAAAAATTTATTAAATACACTGATGAAAAAAAGTCCCGTCATTTCAATGAGAAATATCCAATTTACCGCAGGTGATACGCAAAATAAAAATGAAATTGCGATCACAAGGGGATTTTCACGTGATAAATTATGCAACATTGAAGAATTTATTCTACGTTACTTTAATATGCAAGATAAAGCAAAAACATGGTTTTTATCCTCCTTCGCTGCACAATATAACAAAATTGAAAGATAAATATATATAGATTTTCTACATATATTTATATAGCATGTACAAAAAAGACAAAACAAAAAAACCAAGACGAAAACTATACATGAAGATGCTACTAT